GTTACGGCCAAGTTCGGTAAGAGTGAGAGTTTTACAGTCAAGTAAGGCGTGGCAAGCCAACGTTAAGCTGTTGAGTCGTTTTAAGTGTAATTCGGGGCAGAATTGGTAAAGAGAGTCGTGTAAAATATCGAGTTCGCACATCTTGTTGTCTGATTATTGATTTTTCGCGAAACCATTTGATCATATGACAAGATGTGTATCCACCTTAACTTAATGATTTTTACCAAAATCATTAGGGGATTCATCAGTGCTCTGCATTAACTTTGCCGTACAGATCCAGTTTGTTACCGTCTTTGTTATAGATTTCTGCCGCTTGTGCAGACATTGCCATCAGGACTGATGCTGCAACCGCAGAAAGTGCCACTGTGATTTTTTTCATTTTTTTGCCCTTTAGATTGAACTTTTCAGTAGAAAAGAGGTCACTGCGGACAAATGTTTATCTTTTTTGGATTCGTGTTTCAAGTTTTGCAAATAAAAATCAAGGTATTTTTGTGATCAAAATCACAAATAATAACCTTGAAAACCCAATGGACTATTAGAAAAATCTCAATTCACAGAATAAAAATTGACAAAATAGAACAAAACACAATCAACAATAAGCACAAAAGACAAACAATTAAATTAGCACAAAAATAATAACTGCAAAAATAGATAGCCTGTTAATTAATAGGGTTTTAATGGATGTGGATTTGAAATCTACTTAAAAAGTAGAGTCAAATTAATTACTGTCGATTGGGTATTAAACTGAATCTATATTGTGAGAGTTAAAGACGATGTGTTTTAGTTATACATGTTATTCCCTAAAATGGAGTAGTCTCATCGAATTCTGATTAATAACGAGCTAAGCCAATTCATTTTAGTATGTGTATATCTTTACCCTCTGAATATGCAATGACGAAGAGATATTAAACAATATGTAGCTTCAGGATTGACTCTGGAAGAATTAAAAGATCGGCTAAAGTGTTCAATATGTGGTGAGCGAAACGCAAAAATTAAAATTTTTTGATCTAACATATTAGGCAATAGCTTGCTTCCATAACCTAAAGCAAGCCACTACGCGTTTACTTTAAGTACACAATTAACATATCAGAACAGATTATTTGTGCACTATCAGGGAGTTAATATACGATCTGGTCTACATGATCCCCAAAATCATCGTCGTCCTCATCGCCACCCTCTACTGCTGGCCAATCGACAAACCAGCCAGCGTAAAGATGCAGCGTTCGGAGAACATCACTTGCGGGAGCATCAAGGGTGTTAACGAATCCCATATAGCTATTGGGATTTGCCCCAGCTATGGCTTCAGCGATCATGTCCTCGGTAATGTCACCGGAGATAATGCTTAAACGCCCGGAAACTTCTTCATTATCATCAAATTCGATAATGGCATCTCCGCCTAATGGCGCTGCGATTTTAATCTGCATTATTTAGCTCCTTTGCCACACCTAATAACAGTTCCAGCAATCCGTCACCATTCATCAGTGATGCGGCAGCGGCCTCTTTGTCATGATACAACTGAAGAGCCATAGAGAATACTTCCGTTGCTGATGTTTTTGAAATAGTCGGTGCTTTCTGCCGAATTTTCCCGGAGTTACTCACTGAGGCTGGCGGGTATACCTGCGCCATATAAATATTACTCAATCGAGATCTGAAGCACCATTCAGGCTTGCCACGCCCACCGATATTAACGAAAGATGGCTTATCCCCTTCAACATTGGCCTTCAGGAATGACCGGGCTTTCTCTAACAAACCAGGGTTACTGTACTCAAGATGATGACCCAGCTCGTGCCACAGTGCACTTGCATTTTCATCGTTCAAATTGACAGCAACAACACCATTAAGATTTGCATATGCCCTTCCCTGGTGGTGAACCACCTTTGATAAGGTCGAAATTTTACCGCCGGTCAGGCGATAAATATCAGCAAGTTCCTTGCGCAGGTCTATCCCACCATTCTGTCCAGCGCGGGCTTCTTCCACTTCTTCCGTGATAAAAGAGTCGGCCCACTCAAGAGCTTTTTCTTCAGATACGGATGAGTTTGCGATCGCACTGTTCATGGCAGATAACACTTTCTCGTGGACCGAACCCATACTTCGCTGATTCATTTGCCAGCGTGTCTGCGGGTTATATGAGAATCGCTTAAGTAGTTGGTCAAGCTGCTCAAGTTCTTCTTCACTGACATACCTTTTAGCCTCACCAATAATGCCAGGGAGAATATTGCCGTTAGGATTAAACGCTCGCGAAAGGAAGAGTTTCAGCGCCCCCATGCCCTCCGATGCTTCAATATCACCAATAACCCGGTTAACAATGGCCGCACTCTTCGGATTAGCATCCGCCAACGCTCTGGCTACAATTTGCAGGGACGATACGACCTCACGCTGCATATCCGTCCTGATCTCATCAATAAACTCTGGCGTTATGCCGTGCTCTTTAAGGATATCCCTGCCTTCCGCCGTTACCCCATCGATATCACCGACATGTTTATAAACCCGACTTTGCAATGCCTTAAATGCCTTCAGAATTCCACGGGAATCATCCGCTTTACTAACGGCCTTCCTGAATGCTGGCAAGAAGTCTGAGTTAACCTCATTTTGTTGATCGGCCCACTGAATGGAGGCTTCTTTCATCTCGTCCAGAGTCAGATCACCCAACGCGGTATGGTCTGTGAATATGAGCGACAACCTCTGAACCATTTCTGCCAATGGTGATGCCGAATGCGCCGCGCTAAGGAATGCTTTCACCCTGGTTGGGCGAATGGAAAACCAGTCAATAGCTGGTGGCATATCTCCGTTTTTTATCGCCTGCGCTATCTCGTCAAAGCCATCGCGCCCAAGGGAGGATGCGTGATTTAACAAGCCGCGAAGTAACGAATTGCTGATACCGAATAATCGGCACCATTTTTTCACGTCGGCAACAGGCATTCGAACAAAATGCGCAAGCACTTGTACAAGCTGTTCATCCTGGGGATCTGTACGGGAAAGCAGCCTGATCAGATGAATAATGTCTTTGATGCCGGATGCCCGATGTAATAGCAAACTGGTATATGGAGCAACACCGTTGTAACTACCGCCGGAAACGGACTCGAAAAGACCGCCGGATATCCCTTGCATGCCTTCGTTTTCCAGTTCCTGAGACACCTGGCGAAGGATATCCTGTAACGACACATCACCACCGCCAAACATATCCCCCAGCGCCTGGCCCTGGTGCTGTAACTCATCATTGATACGTTGAGCCATCAATTTAAAAGCGGTGGCCATACGCTTCGCGCTACGGTTATTCGCGACGATGAACAACGCGAGAGCTTTCACTTCCGGGGCTGTTTCGCTGAACATATCCCCCTGAGCAATAACATCGGTAATATGTTGGCCTGACTCCTTCGATTGCCTTACCAGGTCTACCGCATCTTTCAATGCCGCCAGCGCCTTTTTATCGAGGCTATCCGCTGTCTCAATGCCATCAACAATAGTTGTCACAGCCTGCTTGTGCGCTTCTCCTGATAAAGCCTGCATCTGGACAAAATCATTGGCTGCCGCATTAAGCGCCGTCAGAACATTACGCATATCAGGATCAGGTTCTTCTGCAACCATCCTTACCAGGCGCGCATCCTTATATGCCTTGGTAAAGATCGCGTTTTGTATACGGTCAACAAGTTGCCGTGTTGGTCGCCCATCTTCCGTTACCTGTGTGGCACCAACTTGCGTCATAAATCCGCGAATAAACGCGTCATTACTGCGGCTAAGCAGATCTCCGCTTTCTGACGGATTAAACAGCGCCATCATCGCCGGAGTTATATTGTCGGCATCAACAAAAGTCTTTTCACTGGCTGCCATTTCCTGAAGATCAGAAATATTTGAGTCCTTGGCAAACTGAACGCGGTCAACCTTAGTTAACCGGCGGCGCACCAGTACCGGAGCCGTCATTGATTCAACCTTTTCAGGTCGTATTCCGAATTCGGTCGCATGTTCAATCAGGTACTCCCGATACCGATCCGCATTACCGTCCTGATAGGCTTTAATGATCCCCATGGTCCGCCCATTACCTGACTCAACGGCATTGTCCTCACCAATTATCGGCGCGCCATGACTGGATAAACCGGAATCGGTAAGCTGGGCAGGACGCAAATCCTTGGATATCTGGTTAACCTGAAGAAGGCTGGATGCGCGGGTCCGGTCGCGCGGCTGAAGTGCCTGGGGATAGTCTGGATTAATTTTCCCATCCAGAGTATTGGATACCAAAAGAGCTGAGGCATCGACGATATCAAACGCCGTTTTTACCTCGTCTCCCTTCGCTGTCACCACATACGAAACCCGCCCATAATCGGGCAGGTTCTTTAGCAGCTCGATCAGCGTTTCTATGCTGGTGGCCATTACCACCTGATCGCTTAAGCTCATCCCTGTTACGCCTTATCCAATGTGCCGCCCCCTACGCTCCTCATAGTGGGGATATAAGGCACAGTTTTCCTCCCGGCTATTTTTGCTTAAAATAGTGACATGAAACAACAGGTGTCATTCAAATTCCGGTTAAAACCAGATGGTCAACAGGAGTGTCAAATGAGGCGCTTTGCCGGAGCTTGTCGTTTCGTTTTCAACCGTGCTCTGGCGCTTCAGAATGAGAATCATGAGGCCGGTAAAAAATACATCCCTTACACGAAAATGGCTTCCTGGTTGGTTGAGTGGAAAAAAGACACTGAAACCGAATGGCTTATAGATTCTCCCTCACAGCCATTGCAACAGTCACTGAAAGACCTTGAGCGGGCTTACAAAAACTTCTTCCAGAATCGGGCTGCTTTTCCCCGATTCAAAAAGCGGGGACAGAATGATGCATTTCGCTACCCGCAGGGCGTTAAGCTCGATCAGGAAAACAGCCGTATTTTTCTGCCGAAACTGGGCTGGATGCGCTACCGGAATAGCCGTCAGGTCACGGGAGTTGTGAAAAATGTCACTGTCAGCCAGTCCTGCGGTAAGTGGTACATCAGTATTCAGACAGAAAGAGAGGTATCCACTCCTGTTCACCCTTCAGCATCAATGGTCGGACTGGATGCTGGCGTGGCTAAACTCGCCACGCTGTCAGATGGCACAGTCTTTGAACCTGTAAATAGTTTTCAGAAAAACCAGAAGAAGCTGGCGAGACTTCAGCGACAGTTAAGCCGCAAGGTCAGATTCAGCAACAACTGGCAGAAGCAGAAACGCAAAATACAGCGACTGCATTTTCGTATCGCAAATATCCGTAGAGACTACCTTCATAAAGTCACAACGATCATCAGCAAAAACCACGCAATGATTGTCATTGAGGATTTGAAGGTTAAATACATGTCAAAGTCAGCGGCGGGAACGATAAGTCATCCGGGTCGCAATGTCCGGGCAAAATCAGGTTTAAACCGTTCGATACTGGATCAGGGCTGGTATGAAATGCGCCGCCAGCTTGAGTACAAGCAGCTCTGGCGTGGCGGTCAGGTGCTTGCTGTTCCGCCAGCGTACACAAGCCAGCGTTGCGCGTGCTGTGGTCATACAGCGAAAGAAAATCGCCTGTCACAAAGTAAATTCAGATGCCAGGTATGTGGATATACAGCGAACGCCGATGTAAACGGCGCTCGTAACATTTTAGCGGCGGGGCACGCCGTACTTGCCTGTGGAGGGATGGTGCAGTCAGGCCGCCCGTTGAAGCAGGAACCCACCGAAATGATTCAGGCGACAGCCTGAACGTAGCAGGGATCCACGCCCTTCGGGGCGTGGAGGATGTCACGCTGCCTCTTTAATGTTGGCGGCTATCCATGCCGCCGTGTGCTGTTTAACCTGGTCCAGGTCGATGTATGTGCCAACATATTGACTCAAGTCCTGTAACGTACCGATAAATGCATCAGTGCTCTGATCGACGAATTTATCAGCCAGGAATTCAGCAACCAGTTTGGGCACACCATCATGTTCCGAAGGTTGTTTTTCTTCGCCACTACCGCCGCCAGACGCGCCGTACCCCATCTGTTGCATGATCTGGTCAATTTCATCGCTGATATCCAGCAACTCCATGCCACTCGCGGTAGCCGCTTTGGACATCAGAGCATCCAACTTATCGCTGAGGTCCATTAACTCAATCGCTGATAGTGTCATGCCGCTACCCCCGCTTTCTGGATTGCTACCAGCAGATCAGCCAGGTGGCGAGCTGCGCCATTAACCAGCTCTTCGTTTTCCTCAAAACGCCCGGCAGCCTGAAGGGCTGCAATCGCTTCCCGGACATTACCCCGGGCGTTACGGATCTCCGCCATGTCAGTGCTTTGCATATCCATCACGCTATTGAGATATTCAATGGCTTTATTAGCCTCTGCATCTGCTTCGCTAACCGTTTCATCAGGCTGTGCCGGGACCGGTTCTGGTTGAGTAATCTCACCGACTTCGGCCTGCAATGCATTGATCATGCTCTGCACCATTTTCTCGGTGCCAGCGCCCCCAGGAAACGCAATATTGGGGAAAGTTTTTTGAAACTGAGTTTTCAGCATTACGCGGAACTCGTCTGGTGAGCTGGTGGCCAGCTCCAGAGCTTTTTGTGCATATTTGCCAAACGGACCATTAGTAAGTGTCTTCGCCAGGAAGTCGAAAGAATCCTCGCGAGGCAATAACTTCAGGTCGTACTCACTCATTTGCTGATCAGAAAGCGGGGTATCGTAAGTAGCAATGCCGTAGCGTGCATATTCATAATACGGGTCACCTTCATCAGGGCGCGGCAGAATCGCTTTGTTACCTTCAGGTATTGCGCCAGGGGCCGCCGGACGCATTTGCAGGGCATATCGATATGCACCTACAGAGACTTCTGGTTCAGGCGAAGAGCTACCGGTATCCTCCGCTGGTTCAGGTTCGACGTTTTCCGGTTTATGTTCTTCTGGTTGGACCAGATATTCCGATACATTACCCGCTTTATAGGCTTTAAACAGCTTGCCGATCGCATCTGCCATGTCCACACCCTGTATGGATTTAGCCTTGATCATGTATACGCTGCCATCCGGATCGGTTAACTGGATATACCCTTCGCCATCCCCAATGAATTGCTTCATTGATGCACCATTACTGAGCGTCGCTTCCCCGTCCATATGCATACGATTTTTGATACTGGCAAGGCGATCCGTCAGCGCGCGAGAGTGCCCACCAGTCATCCCCGCTGGAGCAATGGTATCGCGCCCACCAGTGCGATTGAGCTGATCAATCTCCGTCTGCAAACGCTCATTCTCTTCATAAAGAGAATCCGCTTCCGATGCAACAGCGTTAATTTTCTGCTCCAGATCTGCCTTCTGCCCTTCTACCGCTGCCACCTGATCCGCGAGGTCGCTCATGGCATCCTCTTTCTGGTCACTGTCAGCCTGTAGTTGGGTTATTTCATCAACAAGGGCTTTTTTCTTCTTCTGCGCACGCTGGAATTTTGCCGAGTTTTTCTCTGCAAGGTTGGCAAGTTTCATGGTGACCTGCGCCAGCGTCATATCACGTCCACTCATCGGAGCAACGGTGTGAGTAACGTCTTTTTTATTCAGTAAGAACTGGAAAGCAACCAGCGTATCGCTATTGGTGATCCGGTTTTCCGCTGTCGGGCTATGAAACAGAATGCTGATAGTCTGACCATCACTGAGCGGAATAATGGCTGGCAAGACCGGCAGCCCGTTAACGTTACGTGCCCGGCCAATTTCAGCGCCGCCGATCGCGCGCGCGCCGCTCTGGGCCACATCCCCCGTTTTATCACTCCCCGCAGAGATTCCGGTACCATTCAGCTTCTGGTTCAATGCCCGGACAAATGCCTGCATGGTCCGGTGTAACTGCAAACGAGTAGAACTAATCGCCTCCAGTAAATCCGTAGCACACCAGTGGATCGGCGTGTCATAGAAGAACGTAGCCTCGATTTCCTCCAGGGTGTTGGATTCCGTCATCAGATAGCGGTCCTCACCGGCCATTAATGCGCGATATTCATCATCAGTCACTGGCGGGGGAAGCACGTCAAGCCCAGGCTTGAGCGTCACCCCTTTATTGATATTGAACTGTTCCATGTTAATTTCCTGCTTTCAGTTGCTTAAGACGACGTTTGAGTTCGCCATTCCGTGCCTTTTCGTTATTGAGTCGGCCCGTCTCCTTATCCAGCTTCGCCCGCAAATCAGTGATCTGCTGTTGATTGAAAGACACCGAATTCTGCGCGGACTTATAAGCGGCAACCACCTGAGCATTCCGCTGTTTTGCTTCTTGCAGGCGCTGAAAGTTGGATTTAACTGCCGGTTTCTTGTCTACCGGATTGGCAACACGCTTCGCTTTGGCGATCAGTGATTTCTGGAATTTTGCGGAGTTTTTGCGGGCCGCCTGTCCCATGACGGTACCAAGCGTCTTGATATCCGGCGACTGAGCGTTAGGAATAGCTTTTCCATTCAGTTTCACAGACGATATATCGCCAGTATCGTTTACCTGTATGGCAAGAATTTGTCCGTCGTTAAGAACCAGCTTTGCGGTTTTAACTTTAACGCCATCTTTCGTTGTTGCGCGGTTGCTGGAGTCAACCTCAATTACCGTAACCCCGGTTTTATTGATCGCCGCGATAAGGGATTTCAGCCCCTTTTCATTAACCTGGTCAAAATCGACCGTTGCATACTTATTTTTCGTCATCTGACACATCCTGTGCGAGATTTATTACGTAACTTCTGCGGATTTGCTGAGTAACAGGGAAAATCCGATACAACGGGTTAATGAACGAGTCGCCATGCGTAACCATGACGTTGAAATGCCACAGTCGCTCTCCTTTACCCATATATTCAGTGGGTATGTACAACCATTCACTGTTTTCGCCCTGTTCAGCCGACGTCAGACAACGTTGTTCACCTTCAATCACTGTCGTCGGCTTCTGAACATCGCGGATCCAATATCTGACCGTTGCGCCGCGCAAAAACGGGAATTTAGACCGGTATTTGAACGGCACCCGGATGAAACCCGGTTTAATTTCCACATCACCAAGTTCTAAATGCGTGATGTCCTTGCGTTTTAGCAAATAGCGATCGGCTAAGGCTAACGCAAGAACGCATACACCCCAGCCAATCATTTCCCGCCTCCCTTTTTCACCAAACTTGTAAGAACATTCAGAATGCTATCGATATTCACTCGTTTCATCCCTGAAATCACCTCATGACCGTTATTGCTGGCTATCGTTACCATTAAGTACGTAATTGATAACTCCCAGCCCTCGTGTTGCCCCAATAGGTACGCCACCGCGCCAGCTGTCACTGCAACAAAGATCTCCGTAACCAATCCCAACAAATTGCCAGACTGGCGACCGTCTCGGACATCCATCAGGAACGTGCCTATCCCACCAATTACTGAAAGCAGGAGCGCAATAGCAACTGGAGCTAATTCCTGTGTGTCAAGCACAAGTTCCCTCCTACGTTGTCAGGAGGTAATGGTATGCAAAGTAACTTCTCAACCGGTCATTTGTTGCTTAAGAGGCATTTCTATTGAGGTACGAATCGATAATCCTTTGTGACTTTTCAAGAATGAGCCTGTTATTGATGCTGCAAATAATAGTCACGCAATTCTGAAGACTTTCATCCATACCCTTATATTCCGCGAAATACATGCCTATAAAGCCTGCAAGTACGGCAGCAATACACTCGGCCATCAATTGTCTGCATGACGCTTCGTAACGTTTTTCACGAACCCCATTCAGAAACGAATGCACGCCTCCAAGGATGGTTATAAAAAATATGGTTAAATCAAACATTAAAGTAACCCCGCTTTTCAATAAAACATCATTGGGGCACGGTATGCACTTTGTGATTTCCACACACACTGGTTTCTGTTAATTAAAATCCGCAGCTTGCTATGAATAACTATGGTGAGCAGAAAATATGCTAATTGGCTATGTACGCGTATCAACAAATGAACAAAACACTGCTTTACAACGAAATGCTCTTGAAAGCGCAGGATGTGAGCTAATTTTTGAGGACAAGGCGAGCGGCAAAAAGGCTGAACGACCAGAGTTAAAAAAATGCTTTTGAGAGGTGACACTCTGGTCGAATGAAAGTTAGATTGGCTTGGATGCAGTATGCGCTCGCTCTTGAAGCATGAACAGTAATCATCTTATCAGGATGCACTGGAACCAGTCGATGCTTCCAGCGATCCAGATATTTCATTAAATGGACTACGCCTCCGGGAACGCTGGCAAATTGACATCTGGTGCAGTGCTGGTATCCGTTGCGGTCACCGCATCGATATAATCCAGCACAGCGTTAAGACGGGTGGTTTCAGCCTGCGTAAGATTCCGCCCGGCCTGTAATTTCAGTTGAATAAGACTAATGGAAGCCATTGCGGTATCAATCAGCGACTGTTTTTTCTGTTCAGCGTCAGCTACCAGTTCATCATGAGAACGTTCCGGAGTGGGTGGTGCAGTAAATCCCCCGTCTGAATACACCCAGCCGATTCCGGGCTGCTCACTGATATCAGAAATATTAATGAGCTGCTGATTATCCGGCACTGTGAATTCAGCCTCGCCATCCCAGACAATGACATTCACAACCATCCCATTTTCAATAACTGCATATGATGTATTCATTATGCAAACTCCTCGATAATACAAATCCCTGCAGCGCCTTTCCCGCCCGTCATACTGGTTCCGCTATAACCGGCATCGTATGCACCACCGCCGCCCGAACCATATGCCCGACCGATAACGCCACCGCCAGCGCCTGCGCGACCACCGCCCCCCCAGAACGATGATCCTCCTTCACCACTGACGCTGATATTTCCGGACTGACCGTCTCCTCCATGCCCACCAATAATGCGGACATCACCAGTATTCGGCGCGCCTCCATTACCACCGTTCGTGTTTGTGACTCCTACTTTCCCGCCGCCTTCACCGCCAGGGGCTATTACCGTTCCGAACGAGCTATCACCGCCCTTGAGGCCGTTCGTAGCACCAACACCGCCGCCCCCACCTGCGCCGATAGTGACAGGATAACTATCCTTCGTCAGGGTCAGCGTGACAATTACTGTCCCGCCGGCCCCACCGCCTGCACCGAAAAACGTTTCGTTATTGGATGTAGCCTGGCAGCCACCCC